AGGACAGGGGAGACACGAGGCTATTGTCTGATTACCAAATTGCCACTACTGAGGCGATGGTCATACTCGCATCGCAACTTGATGGCCTGCCTAGCAGGATGGCTAGCCAGCTTTCAACGATGAATGATTCCGCTGAAATACGGTCTGTGCTGTTAGTCGAGACCAGGAGAATCAGGAGCGCATGTGCAGATAGACTTGCAGATTGGGCTGGTCTGGCTAAGGGCCAGCCAGATACTCAGGCCGCCGCCCAACAGGACGGCTGACCAGTGGGCAGACCAGACCAGGGTATTGCCCAGGGGCACGCCTGAGCGGCGCAGTTCACGTGCGCCATACATGATCCAGATCATGAGGGACTTCTCTGACCCTAGATATACGGACGTAGTGGCTGTGATGGCTGCCCAGATGGGGAAGTCGGATGCGATGGTCAATGTCATGGGCCACAGAATTGACGATGATCCAGTACCCATTCTGTACATTGGGCCAACTCAAAAAAACACCGAGTCTTTTTCTACAGACAGATTCGTCAAGATGGTCTCATCAGCACCGACGCTTTTGGAAAAACTGGCCGGTGGTAAAAAGGACAAGATCAGCGAGAAGTTTTTCAGTGGTGTGCGGGTAGGATTCGGATGGGCGGGGTCGGCTACGGAGCTTGCGAGTCACCCGGCCGGGATTGCATTGATCGATGAGCGCGACAGGATGGACGAGGATGCTGGTGGCGAGGGCGATCCGCTGGAACTGGTGCGCGCCAGGGTATCGAACTATGCTGATGGAAAAGTAGGAATCTTCTCAACCCCGACGCACGGCACAGTCGATACGTATATCGATGATGCGAGCGGACTTGAAAGGTGGGCCGTCGCGGAGAAGACTGCGGATGGAGCAAACTTGATTCAATCTCCAATATGGCAACTGTGGCAGCAGGGAACACGTCACGAGTGGGCGTGGCCTTGTCCAGAATGTCATGAATACTTCATACCGCGGTTCAGATTGCTGAAGTGGCCTGACGGTTCTACTGCGCATTCTGCTCTCACTACGGCCCGCGTATGTTGCCCGCAATGCGGGTCCATGTTAGGTGATGGGCATAAACACCAAATGAACGCCATGGGCCGCTATATCGCACCTGGGCAGCGTGTTGGGAATGATGGAGTGGTATATGGCGATCCACCACAGTCGTCGATTGTTTCACGGTGGGTATCTGGTCTTTGCTCGCCGTGGCAGAGTTTTGGTCAACGAGCCCGGTCGTTCATCGAGGCCACGCAGTCGGGTAGTCAGCAGCGTGTGCAGGCCGTCCTTAACACCCGGTTTGGCGAGTTGTACTCGATCATGGGTGATGCGCCTGACTGGAAAAAGGTCGCTGGGCTCAGACTGGATTACTCGCTCCACGATCTGCCAACTGGGGTGACAACGCTGACGTGTGCGGTAGACGTGCAGAAGAACAGGCTTGTGTATTCCGTGCGCGGATGGGGTTCAGGAATGGAGTCGTGGCTTATAGACCACGGGGAGTTGTGGGGCGAAACAGACCAGGATGACGTGTGGGTTCAATTGTCAGAGGTACTTTTTAGTACATATGGTGAAGGAAAGAAAATCAAGATCATGCTGATCGATTCAGGGTATCGGCCAGGATCGAAATGGCGGTCGCCTGACAATCAGATCTATGGATTTTGCAGGCGACATAGAGGGATGGCCTATCCTACCAAGGGCCATGAGCATCAAGACAAACCGGTCTATGCCAGCAAAATCGATGTCACTGTAAGAGGCGTACTTATCAAGCACGGTGTCACACTATGGCATCTGGACACGGACATGTTCAAATCATGGGTACACGCCAGGATCGAGTGGCCTACAGGAATACCTGGTGGATGGCATATACCAGCAGATACGACAGATGATTATTGTCAGCAGATTGTTTCAGAATCGCGCGTAGTGAAAGCATCTGGGCACGCGTGACGTGGGTTCGTGTTCGCAGGGAAAACCACTACCTGGACGTAGAAGCCATGAATGTGGCTGCGGCGCATATACTACAACTGCATACCAGGATCAGTGCATCTAAACGCAACAGTAATCCTTCGGCGGACAAACAAAATATCGCCACGGACAAGCCCAATCAGCCATCGTCAGGGTTTGCAGGATTCGGAGAATGGGGCAGCAGACTATGACATCAATGATGACATTGGTTGATGAGGCGGCATATTCATTGGTAACCGATTTCGGTTTTGAATCAGGCCATGCCAGGGAATTTGCAGAACGGCTTGTGACCAGCATGAGCAAACACCTGGGCGGGACGGAAGTCTATGTTCCTGCGCTGGCGTCTGCTAAACGCCGCGACGCCATAAAGTCAGAATTTACCGGCAGGAATACTCGTGAGTTGGCAAAGCAGTACGACGTTACAGTCAGAACTGTGCGACGTCTTGTAAAAGAAAAGAAAAAATCAGGGTAGTTTTATCTTCTTTCAGTCACTTACCATATACAAGTGACTGCCACAGAAAAACTACTTGCCGAGTACCGCGCAGCAGAATCGTCTATTTTGCGCGGACAGTCCTACTCGCTCGGAGATAAGTCTGTAGCTCTTCCTGACTTGCGTTGGATACAGCACGGTATCGCGACTCTTGAGCGTAGAGTCGCATCTGAAAATAGCGGAACTGGCGGAACTGGCGCCAGGTATCAACTGGCCGACTTTTCAAGGTGACGATACTGGACAGGCTGATCGCAGCCATCTCTCCAAACTATCGCAAATACCGCGCGGCATACGATGCAGCGATCCCTTCGAGACTGCGCAAGTTCTCGACCGACTACAGGTCAGGAGAATCACTGGCACGCCTGCAAGGCAAGGCGTTGCGTCAGCAGGCCAGGGAACTCGATCGAAATCATGACTTGGCGCGCGGCGCACTTACGGTACTCACCAACAACGTTGTGGGCGCGTCTGGAATCGGGATTGAACCACAACCTCGGTCTGTGTCAGGAGAAATAGACGAGGAACTGTCTGAGCAACTTCTAGAGCTTTGGCGCGACTGGTGCATGTACCCAGAAGTTACATACAATCACAATTGGGTAGGAACTCAACGCTTGATGTGCAGGTCATGGCTGCGCGATGGAGAGGCGCTAGCGCAGATACTTGAAGGCAATGTTGCGTTGCTGGATCATCGAACGAAGGTTCCACTAAGTCTGGAAATGCTTGAGGCAGACATGCTGCCCACCGAATACGACAATATCAATATGCGTAACGGTGTTGGCGGAATGCTGCGGAATCAATGGGGCCAGACTGTTTCATACAGCATATACAAAGTGCATCCAGGCGATACATTTAACGCGCTATCGACATCGAACCTCAAAACAATTCCAGCAGACAAGATGCTGCACTTGCGCCGAATCGACAGGATCGGGCAGGTACGAGGTATCAGCGATATGGCGTCGGTCATAACAAGGATGGAAGACCTCAAGGACTTCGAGGAGTCCGAGCGCATAGCAGCGAAGATCGCAGCGAGCTCTTCGGCGAGCATTACAAAGGGATCGCCTGATTTATATTCCACCACAAATGACGAAACCGGAACGCCTATTCCGAGAAACATGCGATTCCAGCCTGGAATGATTTTCGACGACCTGATGCCAGGAGAGAAAATCGAAATGATCGACACGAACAGGCCGAACTCCGGTCTGGCAGCGCACCGTGATGGGCAGATGCGCGCAATCGCGGCAGGGCTTGGGGTTAGCTACAGCAGTATCAGTCGTAACTACAATGGAACTTGGTCTGCGCAGCGTCAAGAACTTGTTGAGCAATATGTGCACTACCAAGCGTTATCTGAATCATTTGTCTCACAGTTCGTGCGTCCTGTATGGAACCGATTCGTTGCACTTGCAGTGTCCGCGAATCTTGTTCGCGTAGGCTCCGACATCCGACCAGACACACTAGACGATGCACTATTCATTGGGCAATCCATGCCATGGATTGACCCGCAAAAAGAAGCTGATGCTAATCAGGTATTGGAACAGAACGTATACAAATCCGGGCCAGAAATAATCCGCGCACGCGGTGGTAATCCGAAGGATGTTCTTGACCAGGAAGCCAAGTGGCGTAGGCAGATGCTCGCTGCAGGGCTAACACCTAAAGTTGCCGCACAATCGACTGCACCAATGCAAGAAGAGGGGGCACCGTGACCGATTGGTATGACATACATGCGCGCGGAGAAAAAAGGGCAGAAATACTGATCTATGGTGACATTGGCGAATCCTGGGATGATGAAACGATCACTGCCAAAAAATTCGTTCAGGAACTCAATGCGCTAGACGTTACGGATATTGACATTCGCATTGACTCGTCAGGCGGATCGGTGCGTGACGGGATTGCGATTTACAACGCGATCCGCAGGAATAAGGCGAACGTAGTCGTATACATTGACGGATACGCGCTTAGCGTTGCCAGCATGATCGCCATGGCAGGGGATGCGATAAAGATGTCCGCCAATGGCGGTATCATGATTCATGCACCATGGGTCGTGGCTATTGGTAACGCCGTATCTCTGCGAGAAACTGCTGACGTACTTGATTCATTTGGGAAGGCAATGGCGACCAGTTATGCGCGCCCAGGAGGTCTGGACTACGATTCAGCTCTCGCGTTGATCACAGATGGGAAAGACCATTGGTATGATGCAAACGAAGCACGTGACGCAGGTCTGATAGACGAAATCACCGAGCCGATGAGGATTGCAGCATCATACAAGCTGCGCTTCACACCGCCTCAAAAGTTCGCGGCAGGCGCCGCACTATTCACGAAAGGTAATCAAATGACTCAGAAAGTATTGGGCGCGCCGGAGCCTACCGTTGCAGTACCTATTGCAATCAATGAAGAAAACGAGAACAACCCTTCCGCCAACGTCAGTGCGGTGTCAATTGACCTGGACGAAATCAAGGCAGAGGCTTTGCAGGATGATGCGCGCCGCAGGCTTGAGATCGAGACTATTGCGAAGCCGTGGATCGATGGGGCAAATGCCAGGGCCGATGTGCGTGCGGCAGTCAAGCAGGCTCAGGATCAAGGCAAGTCAGTGGAAACGTTCAGGGCGGAATTCCTTCGCATGCTCGGCCGCAATTCTCAATCTCTCGGCGGCGGACTGCTCATGACGATGGAAGACGACGGGGATCGATTCCGTGCTGGCGTCGTGTCCGGGATGATGATCCGTGCCGGCCTGGTGCCAAACGATCCGCAAAACGAGTACCGCGGTTATTCGATGATCGAGCTATGCCGCGCAGCTTTGGGCCGCAAGAACATCACCACCAAGGGTATGGACCGCATGCAAGTCGTCGCGGCAGCATTCACGCACGGTACATCCGACTTTACCAATCTCCTGGCGGATGTTGCTCATAAGTCCATGCTGAAAGGATACGAGGAAAGCGATGAGACATTCCAGCAATGGACAAGCCAAGGAACTCTAAGCGACTTCAAGCCGGTGAAGCGAGTTGATCTGAACACGTTTCCTGCACTGGCCAAAGTTGAACCGGGCGCCGAGTATCGATACGTCACGGTTGGAGACCGTGGCGAAACGATACAGCTTGCGACATACGGAAACTTTTTCAGCATCACTCGCCATGCGATCATCAATGATGACCTGGGTGCATTCACGCGCGTGCCGAACAAAATGGGCCGTGCAGCCATCAGGACAGTAGGCAATCTGGTCTATGCGGTGTTCACCAGTAACCCAAACATGTCGGATGGTGTTGCCCTGTTCCATGCGAGCCACGCCAACCTGCTAACGGGCGCGGTAATCGCAACGTCTTCTGTCGACCTGGCCGACGCTGCGATGGCAAAGCAGAAGGACGCAACCGGGAACACCCTGAACATCGCACTTGCATACCTGATCGTACCGCGTGCTCTCAAAGGTCTGGCGATGCAGGTAGCAAACAGCGAGTTCGAGGTAGGACTGACCGCCGCACTCAAGGCAAACACCGCTCCGAACTGGATGAGAGGCAACTTCCTCGTAGTGGCAGATGCCAGGCTTGATGTGACATCAGCATCGAACTGGTATGCCGCTGCAAACCCCATGACCAGCGACACCATCGAAGTCGCCTATCTGGACGGAAATAGTGCTCCTCGTCTGGAACAGCAAGGCGGATGGAACATCGATGGGATCGAGTTCAAGGTCAGTATCGATGCGGCCGTCAAGGCGCTCGATTGGCGTGGCCTGATCAAGAATCCCAATTAACATCTGACAACACCTCCGATGGCGGCGCGTGCCGCCTCGGAAAACTGAAAGGACAGAAATGACTACGACCTATCTACAACGAGGGGAAGTTCTACAGCTCGCACCTGGAGCAGACGTTGCCGCCGGAGTTGGCTATTTGTTCGGAACGGCGCTCTTCGGCGTGGCTATCAACACCACACTTTCCGGGGCAGAAGGAGCTTTCCTGACGGAAGGCGTGGTGACGATTGGCAAAACGTCGGCACTGGCGATCACGAGGGGCGACCGACTGTGGTGGGACCCTACCAACAAGGTGGTTAACAAGACGCCTACTGCACAGCAGCAGGTTGGTGTTGCATTGGCTGATGCTGCAAACCCAAGTGCGACCGTTCAAATAAAACTTGGCTCGTACTTGGCGACTGCTGCGTAACCAAGGTGTTGTCCGTTCAAGACATGTATGCTGTGTTCGACCGCGTTGGTATGCTGACCAACGCGGTATGGAATGGATCGCTGCGAGTGGCAGGCGACTTCCGCGGGGAATATCTGGACGTGTTCGGGGTATCTGTCACGGCACCTGTTCTGACGCTACCGAAGGGAGACCTCCACAATGCGGCAGAGGGTGACACGATAGAGATAGGCGATGTGTCGTATGTAGTGGCAGAGCTACGGCGCGCCGATCATGATGAAGAAATGCACTTGATCTTGAGGGTAGCGTAAATGAATATGACAGGCAGTTCTGAAAGTTGCGATGCTGGTGCGGCTGCATCGGCGGTGCTATCCAGACAATCAAACATCAGTGAAGGGTGCAATACACGCGGACGATACGAGTGTGTTGGGCCGAAGGCTGAGTACAGGGATGACTACATCGAGATACTCAGACAGGCCGAATCGCTGAGGGAGTCATTTCATGATACTGAAGCTGATGACTTGATTGGTAACGCAGCATGGATGCTTGAACAGAAATGGGCAGAAACCGTTCACAACATCGTTACCAACGTCGGCAAGAACTATGCGCTTGACACATTCCTGGCTGGCGGAACTGGTACGGCCGTGTACATGGGTTTGATCTCATCGGTGAGTTTCACTGGTATGCCGGTGGTGGGTGACACGATGGCGGCGCACAGTACATGGGTAGAGGCCGGTGCAACGAACGCACCTACCTACACGGCTCCACGGAAAACGACAGCATGGTCTGCGGCGTCTGCCGGATCGAAAGCGCTATCGTCGGCCCTGGCGTTCGCATTCACCGGGGTAGGCACGATCTACGGGGCATTCCTGGTACTCGGTGCTGGTGCGGTATCGACTATCGATAGCACGGCCGGGGTATTGTACTCAGCTGGTGGATTCTCGCAGGCACTCGGGGCAACGAGTTCGTTTGCGACCAACGTCATGACATGTACCGTTGCACCAACGCAAGGCACATGGGCGGTCGGGCAGACTGTAGTGTCGGCCGGAGTAGCGGCTGGCACGACGATCACGTCGTTGGGCACTGGTACAGGTGGCACAGGAACCTACAACCTAAGCACGTCACCTGGCACCATCACTGCACAAGCGGCCTCCGGCCTTCTGGCAAAGACTGTAGCTGCATCGGATACAGTCAATGTCAGTTTCACAGCATCACTGTAACGGAGAAATCATGGGATCAACATTCAAGAAGGGCGATGCTGTCGAGTTCAGACAGCAGCGTCTATCAGGGGTAGTTGCTGGATTGGCGATCATCGACGACGAAGTGCAATACCTGGTCAAATACGTCGACTTCGACGGGCTGGCGCAAGAACGTTACGCAACAGAAGCCCAACTTACTAAATAATTGGAGATAGAAAATGAAATACATCATCTACAGGATCGTCAATGGCCTCATAGTCAGTGAGGACAATACACTCCGTACGGAAGCAGAGACACATGCAGAGTTGGCAAAACTGCGCGCGGCACGAGGTACAGAGTTGTACACAGCAGTAGCATCTATTTAGAGGAGGAACATCGTGAATATCAGCAAAATTATCTGCATCATAATTTCAGCGATTGCGGCACTTGCATGTGCGCCTGTAGCGCACGCTGCCACATACGGCGTCACGGCGACCTGGACTGACCCGACGCCGACCGGCCCGGAGTACGTGAAGAGCTACAGCGCAGAGGTACGCGTCAATGGCGGAACAGCGAATGCACTCAACGCGCTGACCAGTGCGTCGTTTGCGACGACTGCCACCGCTGTCGCCGGTGACACGATCGAGGTCCGCGTG